AATGTATCCGTCTTGTATTATGTCGTTAAATATATCACCTGAAACTAAACTTGGTAAGATAGAAGGTTGGAATCCTGAAGAGTTTTTGAAAAAAGATAACAAAAAAACATATTCACTTACTCAAGATGGAAATGTATTGAATAGGTATACAGAAACAGAATTAAAACGTATGATGGATAACGAACAAATAGGAATTGCCACAAATGGTGTAATGTATCGTTCAGATAAAGATGGGTTATTACCAGCGTTATTAAGAAAATGGTTTGATGAGAGAGTTGAATATAGAAAGTTATCGAAGAAGTTTCACGAAGAAGGTGATAAAGAAAAATCAGATTACTTTGATAGACGACAATATCTTCAAAAAGTTGTTTTAAATAGTTTATATGGTGTACTTGGACTTCCAGCATTTAGATTTTATGATTTAGATAATGCAGAAGCCGTAACATCTACTGGTCAATCTTTAATTAAGTTTACAAGAAAGATAGGTAATGTATTTTACAATAGAGAGTTAGAAGACACAAAAGACCATTGTATTTACATTGATACTGATTCAGTTTTTTATTCAGCGTTACCATTAGTTAAAAAAAGATTTCCTGATTTAGATGTTAAGAGTGAAGATAAAATGTCAAAAGCTATTTTAGAGATAGCAAGTGAAGTACAAGTATATTTGAATAAAGGTTATGATTATTTTGCTAAGAAGTTTTGTAACTTAGATAAACATAGATTTGATATTAAACAAGAAGTTATTGCTAAGAGTGGATTGTTTGTTACGAAGAAACGGTATGGACTTAAAATTATTAATGACAACGGTAAAAAAGTCAATAAAATGATGATTAAAGGTTTAGATACAGTTCGTTCAAGTTTTCCTGTAGCCATGAGAGAAATGTTAAGTAAAGTATTAGAAGATATTTTGATGGATGTTCCTAAAGAAAAGTTGGATGAGTTTATTATTAACTTTAAAGATAGTATGAAACTTATGGATTTTAATAAAATAGCTATTCCAATTAGTGTAAAAGGATTACGAAAATATAAAAATGTAGATGGAGACATATTTAAATCACATAAATTAGGAACACCAGTACACGTAAAGAGTGCTCTATACTATAATGATTTTTTAAAGTATAATAAAATATCAAGACAATATTCTGGAATATCTAATGGTGATAAGATTAAATGGATATATTTAAAACAAAACCCTTTAGGATTAAATACTATAGCGTATAAAGGTTATGAAGACCCTATAGAAGTATTAGATTTTATTAGACAATATATAAATCCTGAGAAATTATATAAACAAGCTTTACATAAAAAGATAATGATGTTATATGAAGCTCTTGGTTGGGATGAACCAACAGACGCTTCTAAAACAATAGAAAGATTTTTTTGATTTTAAGAAAACAAACTAATATATATGTATATATAGTTACAATTAATAGGAGAAGTTATGAATAAACAAAGATTAGTACGCTTTATCAATAAATATTATTTGAATGGTATAGCTGACTCAGTAGTATTAAGAAGTGAGTCAAATGAACAAAAGTTAGGTACAAGATTCGTATCAAGTGACAAAACATTATTAGGTACAATTATAATGGATAAATGGAATTTTGAAGACGCGAATATAGGTATTTATACTACTGAACAGTTATTAAAGTTACTATCTGTATTAGATGAAGACATTGATGTTTCAGTAACAAAAGCGGGTGATAAAACGATTTCAATGAAAATATCAGATTCAGCGTCATCAGTTAATTATATGTTAAGTGATCCTTCAATTATAAATGAACCTCCACAACTACAAACTATTCCTAATTTTGAACTTAGTATAAATATGACACCTTCAGTTATCAATAAGTTTATATCTGGTAAGTCTGCGTTACAAGATACATCTACTTTTACTGTTATCACTAATGAATCATCTACAAAGTTAGTTATAGGATATTCTTCAGTAAATACTAATAGAGTTACGATACCAGTAGTTACTTCAGAGTTTAGTTCAATTGATAATGTTTCTTTTAATGCTGACTACTTTAGTAATATATTAGTTGCTAATAAAGAATGTGAAAGTGCATACTTACAAGTTAGTAGTGAAGGATTAGCTAAAATTAGTTTTAAAATAGATCATTACACCGCTACATATTGGTTAGTAGCTACAACTGAAGCAGATTAATGTCTAATTATTTATGGGTAGAAAAGTATCGACCTTCCAGTCTTGACAATTACATTGGAAATGAACATCTAAAAAGTAAAGTCAAGGTTTATTTGGAGAGTGGTGACTTACCACATCTTTTGTTCTTCGGGAAGGCTGGTACAGGTAAGACCACTCTCGCCAAATTACTCGTTAATAATATAGAATGCGATTATCTTTACATCAATGCATCTGATGAAAATAGTGTAGACACAGTTCGTAATAAAGTTAGACAATTTGCTTCAACTGTCGGTTTTAAAGACTTAAAGATTATTATATTAGATGAGTGTGATTACATTACACCAAATGCTCAAGCTGCACTAAGAAACCTAATGGAAACATTTAGTAAACATTGTAGGTTTATCTTAACTTGTAATTATGTAGAGAGAATTATTGATCCGATTCAAAGTAGATGCCAATCATTTCAGATTATACCACCATCTAAGAGTGAAGTTGCAAAACATTTACATGATATTTTAATAGAAGAAAATGTTATGGATTCTATGGAAGATATAAAAGTTTTAGTAGATAGTAGTTATCCGGATATTCGTAGAGTTATCAATTCAGCTCAAAGAAACGTTGTTAATGGTAAACTTAAATTAGATACTTCAAGTATTATACAGAATGATTATAAATTAAAATTATTAAAGATTTTAGAAACACAAAATAAGAAAAACGCATTTAAAGATATAAGACAGTTATTGGTAGACAACAAAATTACAGATTTTGCTGATTTATTTCGGTTGTTATACGATGAAGTAGATAATTATGGTAAAGGTCATGTTGCAGAATGTATTTTGATTATTGCAAGATATGAATTGTCAGATAGTCAAGTAGTTGATAAAGAAATCAATGCTATGGCTATGATTATAGAATTATTAGGGGTTATAAAATAAGGAGTTAAAATGTATTTTGAAGCAACAGTTGTATTCATTGAAGAAATTCAAACTAAAAACGGAGTAAAAGAAAAGAAAGTTCGTAGAGTTTATTTAGTAGAATGTGATTCAGTAAGTGTCGCAGAAACAAAGGTAAATGAATGGTTAAAAGATTCACCTTTTGTTTTTGAAACTATAATCGCAAAACAATCAAAAATAGTAGATGTGGTAGAATAATGGTAGAAAAATATTGGGGTGAAAAGAAATCACCAAAACCAAAAAGTACGTCACCAAATGGTGGCAAACCAGAAAAACATATATCAGTTCATGAAAATAAGATTTATTATTATGCCGGTGTAAATAGAGATAGTGTATCTGAACTTAATAAAAAACTAGGAGAGTTAGAGTCTAGGAGTTTAACATTATCAAATAATTTAGATATAGAACCACCTACACTTAAATTGTTTATAAATTCAGGTGGTGGTTCAGTAGTAAGTGGTATATCATCTATGGATACAATACTGAGAACAAAAGTTCCAGTGCATACTTATGTGGATGGATTTGCAGCAAGTGCAGCTACCTTTCTATCAGTGGTGGGTGAGAAAAGATTTATGAGTAGAAACTCTTATATGTTAATTCATCAATTATCCACAAATTTTTGGGGTAAATATTCTGAATTTGAAGATGAGAAACAGAATCTTGATTTAATGATGACTACAATTAAAAACGTTTATAAAGAATATACTCAAGTTCCAATGGAGAAACTTGATGAGATATTAAAACATGATTTGATGTGGGATGCAAATCTATGTTTGAAATATGGATTAATAGATAAAATTATTTAAACAATACAAACAACAGGAGAAATAAAATGACATTAACTAAAGAACTACACGCAAAAATCAAAGAACTCTTTGAGGAATTTGATAAGAATCATGAAGTACATGCTGAAAAAGGTAACAAAGCAGCTGGTGGTAGAGCAAGAAAAGCTATCGGTGAGATTAAAAAATTAGTTACTGAATATCGTAAAGCGTCAGTAGCTGAATCGAAGTAATAAGGAGACAAAATGAGT